CTTTTCCTACACGGGAGATAAGAGTAACATCCTTCAGTTTTCATTTGATATGGAATTTCTGCAAAGAAATGATATTAAAGATGAAAATGAACCAATGAGTGAGATGGTTTTAAACAATAAAATGAAATAGAAAGAGGTTGAGAGAATGGGATTACCAAATGTAAATATATCATTTATTGAACGAGCAATTGCAAGTATTAAGCGTTCCGAACGCGGAACCGTTGCATTAATTTTAAAGGAAACTGCCGTACCAGCAAAAAATCCAGTTGTAGTATTAGACAGCAGTGATATTCCTGCTTCAATCAGTGATTTTAATAAGGAACAAATCGAACTGGCATTAATGGGATATACCAAGGCACCTAAAAAAGTAATCTGCTATTTTGTTGCCAGTGCAGATAAAGTAGATTACAAGGCTGCCTATCAGTACTTTGAAGTTGTAAAATTTGATTATTTAGCAATTCCTACCGTAGAAACAGATGGAAAAACAGCAGAAGCTGCCACCTGGATCAAGGCACAGAGAAGCATTGGAAAAATGTGCAAAGCAGTATTGCCAAACAGTGCAAGTGATAGCGAAGGAATTGTAAACTTTGCAACTGCAACTGTCACCAATGGAAAAACTACTTACACTACAGAACAGTATTGTTCTCGTATTGCCGGCTTAATCGCAGGAACACCATTAACCATTGCATCCACCTATGCGCCACTTCCTGAATTAACAGACTGCACTAAATTAACTGTTGCAGAATTAGATGCCGCAATTGATGCAGGAAAATTCATTGTTTTTCATGATGGTGAAAAAGTTAAGGTTGGACGTGGTGTCAACAGTCTGGTTACTACCACTCAGGATAAAGGCGTCCAGTTTAAGAAAATTAAAATTGTAGAAGCCATGGATATGATCTATGACGATGTGAAGAAAACAGCAGAAGATAACTATCTTGGTAAATATTCAAACAGCTATGATAACAAATGCTTATTGATCTCTGCCATCAATGGATATTTTGATAAATTAATTCTGGATGGAATCCTGGAAGCAGGCAGCATTGGTATTGATCTTCCGGTACAGAGAGCATATTTAAAGGGTACTGGTGTGAATACAGATTCCATAAATGATGATGAAATCAAGGTATACAATACCGGTGACAAAGTATTTTTAACTGCAAAAGTAACCATTTTAGATGCAATCGAAGAGATTACATTACCAATTTACATTTAATAGAAGGGACGTGTAAGCATGGGATATCAAGCAAGTGAAGTAATTAACGGATCATATGGTCAGATTTGGCTGGACAATGAAGAGGTTGGAGAAGTATTAAGCTTCAAAGCAACTGTAACACCAAAAACAGAAGCAGTTTCCCAGATTGGGAAGCTTGTAGATGGAACTAAGATTGTTGGTTTGGAATGCAAAGGTGATCTAAAAGCCAACAAAATCAATTCCAGATTCATCAAACTGTTAAGCGATGATTTTAGAAAAGGCAAAACCAATACCTTTACAATCATCAGCAAATTATCAGACCCGGATTCCAAAGGAACAGAACGTGTGGCATTAAAGGGCTGCACCTTTACTGATCTGGACATCACAAACTGGGAAAATAAGAAATTAACAGAAGAATCCATGTCCTTCAACTTTGAAGACTGGGAATTCTATGATACCATTGAGGTTTAATATTTTAAAAGTTTAAATTGTAAAGAGCGTTCCCGACGAGAGGGAACGCTCTTTTTAGTAGTTGCACAGAGCAAGACGGGAAAGAATATTGAGAGATTTTTGTTATGATTCAGGATGCTATAACTTAACAGAAGTTCGATGTTTGAGTTCTTTAAATGAGTCAAAGAAGCTGATTCTTGCTATAGTACAGGAAATTATTCTTAATTGGAAGTTAGCAGAGCGAACTCAGAATGAATCAACGGAAGTTGATTCTAAATTTACATGATTATGAAAAGAGAGGTATATAATATGAATTTAGTAGATGGATTATTAGCATTAGATAAAGAGGATGTATTAAAAAAGGAAACGGCGGAAATTGAAATCAAACGTTTATCAAAATTAACCGGAAAACCATTTATGGTGGAGGTTCAGGCAGTATCTGCAAGAAGATATCAAGAAATTCAATCCGGTCTTCTAAGCAAAAATGGTTCCGTAGATTTTTCTAAGGTATATGATGTAAATCAGTCTATTGTGCTGGAGGGTGTAATTAATCCAAACTTAAAAGACCAGAAACTATTGGATCATTTTGGAGCAAAGACTCCAAAGGAACTGGCACAGGTGCTGTTCCAGGGTGGAGATATGGTTAAGCTTGCAGATCTGGTTGCAAAGGTAAGTGGATTTGAGGATGAGGAAGAAGCCCAGGAACAGGAAGATGAAATAAAAAACTAATAGAGACGGATGGTAATGTACAGTTAATGTATTTACTATTCCGTTTTCATCATATATTGCCGAGCCAGTATATTGAACTTGGGGTACATGAAAAAAGGATACTAAGAGTTTTTGCTGAGCGGCAATTGGACGAATACAGGGAAGGCGGTGAAAGGTATGGATAATGTGGTTGATACGTTGAAGCTATACGATAAACTAAACAAGTCAATGGGGATTGTAACTAAATCAATAGATAAGGTTAAAGACGCAGCAAAAAAAATGGAGGATTCATTTAATAAAGTAGGTACGAGTATTACTAAATTTTGTACAAATATTTCTAAAATAAAATCTAGTATTACTTCAAAGTTATTAGCTCCCTTTACTAAAGCAAAAGATATTCTTTCAAAATTTGATAAATCATTAAGCACATCAATGAAAAATATTAATTTTGAAAAATTAGATGAGTTGAAAACTAACTTATCAATGGTAGGATCAAAACTTACTACTGTAGGATCAAAACTTACTGATCAATTTACTAAACCAATATTAAACGCTGGAGTTTCTTCATTTAAACTTGCATCAGATTTGAGTGAATCAATGAGACAAGTAGATAATACATTTGGGCATAACTCAAAGCAAATAAAAAATTGGTCAGAAACGACATTGAAATCCTACGGATTATCTCAAGAGAATGCCTTAGATATGGTGAATTCTTATGGAAATCTGGCTGCTTCTGTTGGAATTACAACAAACAAAGCTGGAAAGATGTCTCAAAAGATAGCTGGTTTAGCAGGCGATTTTGCAAGTTATCATAATGTGACATCAGATGTTGCGAAAAGTGCATTAGAAGGTATTTTTACTGGTGACACAAGTAGTTTAAATAAATATGGTATAGCTATTAATGAAGCAAATCTCAAGGAATTTGCTAAGCAAAAAGGTATGAAAAAAACTATTGACCAGATGACAGAAGCAGAAAAAGTACAATTAAGATATAAGTATGTCCTTGCTAATACTAAGAATATACAGGGTGACTTTACTAAGAATTCTTCTTCAGCTGCAAATCAACAAAAAATTCTAAAGGCAGATGTGGATGAACTTACTAGAACATTTGGACAAAAATTATTACCTATAGGAATTAAAATTATAAAATGGATCATATCCACAATAGACAAATTCAAAAATTTAAGTGATGGTCACAAAAACTTAATTTTAAAAGTAGCAGGATTGGTTGCAGCAGTTGGACCTTGTTTGCTTGTATTTGGTAAAATTGTATTAGGGGTAGCATCTATGATAAACATTTTTAAGTCTGTTTGTGGTGCAATTAGTGCAGCCGGAAGCGTCATGGCACTGATTACCAGTCCGGCAGGTATTGTAATCGGAGTTATTGCGGCTATTGCAGTTGCAGCATTTCTTATAATTAAAAATTGGAGTAAATTAAAATCATTTTTTAGTAAATTCGGTTCATTTGTAGTCAGTATTTTTAAAAAGACCGGAATAAATACTAAGGTTCTTAGCAATACCTTTAAAACAGTTAAATCAAGTATTAATGTTACAATAAACCAGCTTAAAAAAATATTCAGCAAAATTATAACTTTTATAAAACCGATACTAAAATTTGTTGGCGGTGTATTTTTGAACTCATTTAAGATTTATTTTGCAGTATGGTTGGGGCGTTTATCCAGCATAATACAGGGCGTAAGTACATGGGTAGCCAGTATAATTAGAGTATTTAAAGGACTGATAAAATTTGTGAAAGGTGTATTTACTGGTAACTGGAAACAGGCATGGGAAGGCGTAAAAGATGTTTTTATTGGTATTTTTTCATCACTTGGTTGCCTGATAAAAACACCTCTTAATATGGTTATTGGGACAATAAATGGTGCAATTGCTGGAATTAATAGCTTGGGTCTTAAGATTCCGAAGTGGGTTCCTTTATTGGGAGGTAAAAGTTTTACTATAAATGTTCCCACAATTCCAATGTTAGCTAAAGGTACGAACAACTGGAAGGGTGGTCTCGCACTTACCCAGGAAAAAGGTGGAGA